AACTCAAGGTTCCGGTGGTCTTATTTTTATACCCCTCACATTGTTTAGATACCCCCATACTAATTGATACCCACCATCATTTATTACTATCCCCACATAGAAAGGACCGCCATCTTATGGTATTGCGAGCAGACAGAACCGGACAACATCGAGTAGCATTTGATAAGAACAAACGTATAATCCTCAAGACTCAATCTGTCTGTGGCATCTGTGGCAGACCGGTAGACAAACGTTTGAAATATCCTGACCCAATGAGTGCTGTCATTGATCACATCATTCCAATCAACAAGGGTGGACATCCAAGCGACATGGACAACCTACAGCTCGCTCATTGGAGTTGTAACAGACAGAAGTCTGACAAGTTATTTAAAAATAAAGAAAATAAAAGTGTTGATGTAAAAACTATTGGTAATAGAAATTTACCTCAATCGTTAGATTGGTCTAAATACCGTTCATAGCGACGTTTTAAACAATTTAATGATTCTGATTGAGCCAAGATTTTAAAGGGGGCATGAGACCCCCTACGGCTCGTCAGCCGAGCTTCACGCCGTCACTGTACATTTTTTCTCATGAATTTATTAAGGAGTTGATATATTGGAATATAAAGGAATTGATTACCTTAGAAATAAGCTGTCACATCGCCGTTTCCGGGTAAATATGAGATATAAACAATACGCAATGAAATACCACGAAAACGACCCTGGTATCACTATTCCACCCGAAATTAGGAACCAATATCATGCCGTTCTTGGCTGGTGTGCAAAAGGTGTGGACAGTTTGGCCGATAGATTAGTATTTCGTGATTTTGATAATGATGATTTTAAAGTAAACGAAATCTTCCATGATAATAACCCTGATGTTTTTTTTGATTCTGCAGTTTTGTCTGCATTGATTGGATCATGTTCATTTGTTTATATTTCAAAGGCAGATGACCAAATTCGTTTGCAAGTTATTGAAGCAAGTAATGCAACGGGAATCATTGATCCAATTACTGGATTGTTAACTGAAGGATATGCCGTTTTAAAACGTGATGACTTTGGAAATCCGATTAGTGAAGCTTATTTCACAGCTCAATTGACAACGTTTATTACTGGAAAAGATGTAACTAATATTCCTAACCATACTAATCATCCATTGTTAGTACCAATCATTTACCGACCGGATGCCGTTAGACCTTTTGGACGTTCAAGGATTACACGTTCTGGAATGTATTATCAGAAATATGCAAAGCGTACGTTGGAAAGAGCGGATATCACTGCAGAATTCTATTCATTCCCTCAAAAATATGTGGTTGGTCTAAGTAACGATTCTGAACCAATGGATAGTTGGAAAGCAGCCATTTCATCCATGTTGCAATTTACTAAAGATGACGAAGGAGATAGCCCTAAACTTGGACAATTCACAACGTCGAGCATGACACCATTTACTGAACAACTTAAAACTGCAGCGGCTGGGTTTGCTGGTGAAATGGGATTGACTATGGACGATTTGGGATTTGCCTCCGACAATCCATCAAGTGTGGAAGCCATTAAAGCGAGCCATGAGAATCTAAGATTGTCTGGAAGAAAGGCACAACGATCATTTGGTTCTGGATTATTAAATGTTGCTTATTTAGCAGCTTGTTTAAGAGATGATTATGCATATGAACGTTCACAATTCATGAATACAATTCCAAAATGGGAACCATTATTCGAAGCAGATGCCAATATGTTATCAATCATTGGTGATGGTGCTATCAAGCTTAATCAAGCAATACCTGGGTTTATGGATAAAGAAACTGTTCGTGAAATTACTGGCGTTAAAGGTTCTGATCAAGAACCACCAATAGAAACTGGTGATGATAATGGATAAAGATATCGCTATTGATTTATTAAAATTAATTGATGAATCATTTAAAGATAAAAACAGTAAAAGTGAAATTTTAAGAAGAGATATTGAGTTATTAAAGAGCGGGAAAGCTACTTACAAAGAAGTTAATGATTTAGCAATTGAAGTTGGACAAAACTTATCACATTCAATTAATGAATTTGTAACTGCTAAATCTTTACCAAATGAAAAAATGTATTTCAATATTTCAAACCGATTGATGAATCATACGTTGAAAAATAACTACGATATTGTAACTGGCTATGCGAGCGACGTTCAGAATCAACTCAATCAAGTTGCTAACTTGCATTTGAAAGCTCAAGTTCCTGATTTTAATCAAGAAAAAGTAAAAGGCTTAGTGGAGCGTTTAACTGCAGCTGAAACTTTTGATGATATTAAATGGATTCTTGATGAACCATTAGTAACTTTCACTCAGTCAATCGTTGATGATTCGATTCAAAAAAATGTTGAGTTTCAAGCTAAAGCAGGATTGCAACCAAGAATTACACGTACAGTTGTTGGTAAGCCATGTGACTGGTGTAAAAACTTAGCTGGATCATATAGCTATAATAAGGCACCTGATGACATTTATCGACGGCATGAACGATGTCGCTGTGTTGTCGATTACAATCCGGGAGATGGTAGAAAACAAAATGTTTGGACCAAGGATTGGAAATAAAATTTGACCCAAGCAAGTCTATAAACTGCGGGTAACAAGATTGAAAGGGGACATGATGGTTATTGAAGTTAGATTAGGTAATCAGAATCCCACTCAATCGGTAATACTTCCATTTACTAAATCCAGATATAAAACTGCGATTGAAGCCTATGAAAAATCAGGTCGAACAGCTCAAGAATGGCAAGTTGAATTAGCGAAAGATTTGTTTGCAGTCAACGATGATGGTCTTTGGGTTCATACGAAGTTTGGTTACTCAATTCCACGAAGGAATGGTAAAACCGAATTAATTGTTATCCGTGAGATTCAAGGACTGCTAGATGGTGAACAAATCTTACATACTGCTCACAGGACTACCACATCTCATTCATCTTGGGAACGTGTTTTAAAACTCCTGGATAATGCTGGAATTAAATATCGTTCCTTGAAAGCTGTAGGACGTGAACGAATTGATTTACCTGATACTGGTGGACGTGTGGAATTTCGTACCAGGACTTCCACAGGTGGACTTGGTGAAGGTTTTGACTTGTTAGTCATTGATGAGGCTCAAGAATATACAACTGATCAAGAATCAGCATTAAAATATGTCGTTACTGATAGTGATAACCCACAAACTATTTTCTGTGGAACACCACCAACACCACTTTCTTCAGGAACTGTTTTTGTTGATTTTAGAAATAGTATTCTTAGTGGTAAAACCGAAAATGCAGGTTGGGCTGAATGGTCAGTTGAAGAGCAATCAAATATTAGAGATAGGGACTTATGGTATAAAACTAATCCATCACTTGGAACAATATTTACTGAACGTTCAATCCAAGATGAAGTTGGTTCTGATGAGATTGACTTTAATATTCAGCGGCTGGGTCTTTGGATTAAATATAATCAAAAATCGGCTATATCAGAAAATGAATGGGATGAATTGAAAGTTTATTCTTTACCGATTTTGCAAGGTCCAATCTATGTTGGAATTAAATATGGTAATGATAATGCTAACGTGGCAATGAGTATTGCAGTTCATACCTTATCAGGAAAAGTATTTGTAGAGTCTATTGATTGTCAATCAATTCGAAATGGTAATAATTGGATACTTAATTTCTTGCGAATTGCGGACATCAAGAAAGTTGTAATTGATGGTGCAAGCGGTCAAAATATTTTGGCAAGTGAGATGAAAGACTTCAAGTTGAAGTCACCAATATTACCAACGGTAAAAGAAGTTATTAATGCTAATTCACTATGGGAACAGGGTATTTATCAGCAGTCAATTTGTCATTCCAATCAACCATCACTAACTGTAGTTGTTACTAATACAGCCAAAAGAAATATTGGTTCAAGTGGTGGTTTTGGCTACAAGTCGCAGTTTGATGACATGGATATTAGTTTAATGGATAGTGCCTTACTAGCACATTGGGCTTGTTCAAACGACAAACCTAAGAAAAAACAAAAAATTGGATATTAATTTTGGACGTTTTCCATACGTCTATTTTTTATGCCAAAAATTACCGATACCACCGGGTAAGTGGGAGAAAGGATTTTAAATTATGACTTTTAAAGCAATTGAAACACAAGAGGAACTTGACCAAATTATTCAAGGACGTTTGGACCGACAGAAGGAATCATTGGTAAAACAGTATTCAGATTATGACGATTTAAAGAAACAAGTATCAATATTGACTAATGAAAATACTTCACTGCAATCAACAATCAGTAAGAGCAAAGAAAAGTATGCTGATTATGACCAAAATATTGAAAATTTAAATTCCAAAATTTCAGGATATGAAACAGCTAATCTAAAAACCAAAATTGCCTTAGAAAATGGACTTCCTTATGACTTAGCAGATCGTTTGGTTGGTGATGATGAAGAAAGTTTGAAAGCTGATGCTGAAAGATTAGCTGGTTTTGTAAAGAAGGATGACCCAGTACCACCACTAAAAGACCCTGAACCAAATACTGGTTCAGATGAGAATAGTGCATACAAAAATTTAATTGATAACTTAGAAGGAGAATAAAAAAATTATGACAACATCAAAGGGAAATTTATTTGATCCAACATTAATTACAGATTTAATTAGTAAAGTTAAAGGTAATAGTTCTTTGGCAATCCTATCTGGTCAAAAGCCAGTAGCATTTAATGGACAAAAAGAATTTACATTTTCAATGGACAAGGATATCGATATTGTTGCTGAGAATGGAAAGAAAACTGAAGGTGGAGTTACTATTGCGCCAGTAACGATTGTTCCCATTAAGGTGGAATATGGCGCCCGTGTTTCTGATGAATTCATTTATGCCACGGATGAAGAAAAAATCGATATTTTGAAGGCATTTAATGATGGATATGCTAAGAAATTAGCACGTGGTTTAGACTTGATGGCCTTCCATGGTGTAAATCCAAGAACTAAAGAAGTATCCGCAATCATTGGTAAAAATAGTTTTGATACTTCCATCACTCAAACGGTTGATTTTAACGCTGCTGACCCGGACACAAATATCGAAGCTGCTGTTGAACTCGTTCAGGGTTCAGAAGGTGTGGTTTCTGGTATGGCAATTGATACACAGTTTTCATCTGCTTTAGCAAAAATGCGTGATAACAGTAATAATCGTTTATTCCCAACATTAGCTTGGGGTGCCAATCCTGGTTCAATCAATGGATTGCAAACAGATGTAAATAATACCGTTGCAAGTGGTTCAAAAGATTACGCAATTTTGGGTGACTTTACTAATATGTTCCAATGGGGATTTGCTAAACAAATTCCGATGGAAGTAATTCAATATGGTGATCCAGACAATTCAGGCCAAGATTTAAAGGGTTATAACCAAGTTTACTTGCGTTCTGAAACATATCTAGGCTGGGGAATTATGGATACTAATAGTTTTGCACGTGTAATTAAACCAGCGGAGGCATAAAATGAAATATCAAAATACTAAGACCAAAATTATTATTGATGTGAGTTCAAAAATTCATGGCGATAATTGGATTAAGGTAGGAGAACTACCAAACCAACCACCAAAGAAGAATGATGAAAAACAAGAAGATACTTTAGACAATGAACCTGAAACTGATAATGTTCCCAAGGGCATTACTAAAGCACAAATTATGCAAGAATTGGATGCATTTGGAATCAAATACGATTCCAATGCTAAGAAAGAAATTCTTTATGATTTGATGATGAAAGGTAAGAAATAGTCATGGATGATTTTGCTACGATTGATGATTTACAAGTAATGTGGCGAAAGCTTAAACCTGATGAAATTCCACGTGCCACCAAACTGCTTAAAGTAGTCTCTGACTCATTAAGAGAGCAAGCGCTCAAAGTTGGTAAGGACCTTGATAAGATGGTTGCAGAGCGGTTATCTTATGCCACAGTAGTTCAATCTGTAACCGTGGATGTTGTTGCAAGGACGTTAATGACATCAACTGATCAGGAACCAATGACACAAGCGAGTGAAGCAGCTATGGGCTATTCATGGTCTGGATCGTACTTAGTTCCTGGAGGTGGTTTATTCATTAAAAATTCAGAACTAACTAAATTAGGTTTGAGACGGCAAAGATACGGGGTGATGGAACCTTATGACACGAATCCACGGAATTAGCATTATTTTGATGGATAGAATTGAAACAGGCGTTGATGGTTTTGGCAAAACGATTTTTAAGGAAAAACCAATTAAAATTCAGAATGTTTTAGTTAGTCCTACATCAACTGATGATGTTGCTAATCAATTAAACTTGACTGGTAAAAAGATTGTTTATGATTTGGCAATTCCTAAAGGCGATGATCATGATTGGACCAATAAAGAAGTTCAATTCTTTGGAAAGAAATGGCGGACAGTTGGAGTTCCACTTGAAGGAATTGAAGATATGATCCCGCTTGACTGGAACAAGAAAGTGACAGTGGAATATTATGGCTAAAAATAAATTTGTACTTAATCATGGTGGTGTTGGTGAATTACTTAAATCTGCAGCAATGCAAAGTATTGTAGAAGAGCATGCTAGTGAGATTAGAAAATCAGCAGGTGATGGGTATGCTCAAGATACTTATGTTGGTAAAAGTCGTGTAAATGCTAGTGTTTACGCTGATAGTTATAAAGCTAGAAAAGATAATTTAAAAAATAATACGCTACTAAAGGCGGTGCAGTAATGATTGAAGAAATAATTAAAAATTATTTGGACGGTCATTTTATAGCACCGTCTTTTTTAGAAAGACCAGAGAATCCGCCAGAGCGCTATATTATTTTTGAAAAAACAGGTGGATCAGAAACTAATCATATTGATTCTGCAACGATTGCATTTCAATGCTATGCAGAAAGCCTTTATGAGGCATCTAAGTTAAATGTAAAACTTAAAGCATGTTTAAATGAAATGATTTATTTTACAGATATCAGTAAAGCTAAATTGAATTCAGACTATAACTTTACTGATCCAGAAACAAAAGAATATCGCTATCAAGCAGTTTACGATTTTAAATATTAGGAGGATAAAAAATGTCAGATACTCAAAATGTTTCAGTTGCTAAACCAAAAATCGGTGGTGCCGCTTATTCAGCACCACTTGGGACTGTTTTGCCTACCGATTCAATTACTAAGTTGGATGCTTCTTATAAAGCACTTGGATATATTTCAGAAGATGGTTTAACCAATACAAATAGCCCTGATTCAGATTCAATCAAGGCTTGGGGCGGTGATACAGTATCCGTTGTTCAAAAAGGTAAGGAAGATACATTCCAATACACGCTAATCGAGTCTATGAATCTTGATGTTCTTAAAGAAGTTTATGGTGAAAAGAATGTCACTGGAGATATGGAATCAGGAATTAAAATTGTAGCCAATTCAGATGAATATGAACCTCATATCTTAGTTTTTGATATGGTTCTAAAAGGTGGAATTTTCAAGCGTATTGTTATTCCTAACGGTACTATTTCAGAGATTGGTGATATTAGTTATACAGATGAGGATGCTGTTGGATTTGAAACAACTTTTACTGCTTCACCAGATAAAACAGGTGCAAATCATTACGAATATATTAACAAACCTACTGCATCAGTTGAAACCAAAGGAGAATAATCAATATGATCAAGGGTAAAACTAAATCAGGATTTAACTATATTATTCCTGAAAAGCGTTTGGATAATTATGAGTTATTGGAAGCAATTAGTGATGTGGAAGATAACCCTTTGGTAATGCCAAAAGTTTTGAAATTATTGTTTGGTAAAGAACAAACTGAAAAATTAAAGAAACATCTTGCCGATAAAGAAGGCTTGATTTCAATGGAAAAAATGACTGCTGAAATTCAAGAAATTTTTGAATCTCAAAGCCAAGCAAAAAAATCTTAATCCTTGCCTACATGATAAAAATTGATAAGGATGCACTTATGTGTGACTTAGCAGAAACATACCAAATATACGACTTAAAACAGTTACCTTTAACCAAGGTAGCTGTTTTTTCTTTAGGTTTGAAAGATGATTCGAGAATCAAAATGAAGATGAGAAATCAGAAATTTGATTTAAATCAGATACTTTTGATGTCTGTTGCAGACAATTTGAAGTTACTTCTTTGGTCTAAAACCAAGGATGCCCAAAAAGGTCGAAATAAGCCAGTTCTTTGGTCATCACTATTTGAAGAACCTAAAGAAAAGAAAGAAATCGTATTTAATTCAGGTGAGGATTTTGAAAAGGAAAGAAACCGACTTTTGAAGAAAGGAGGACATAATTAATGGCAACAGAATTAGGTAAAGCGTATGTTCAAATTATTCCATCTGCTAAAGGGATTGGAGGCTCAATCAAAGGTCAATTAGATCCTGAAGCTGCTTCGGCAGGTTCAAGTGCTGGTGAATCACTGAGTAGTAAATTAATTTCAGTCGTTAAAGCGGCAATTGTAACTGCTGGAATCGGTAAAGCCATTGGGGCATCAATCACTGAAGGAGCTAAGCTTCAACAGTCCTTAGGTGGTGTTGAGACAATTTTTAAAAAGTCTGCCGGCAAGGTTAAGCAGTATGCTAGTCAGGCGTATAGAACGGCCGGTATGTCTGCTAATGACTATATGGAAAATGTAACTAGTTTCTCATCTAGTTTGTTGCAGTCACTAGGTGGTAATACTGGTAAAGCAGCTAAGGTTGCCAACATGGCAATGATTGACATGTCTGATAATGCTAATAAGTTTGGTAGTAATATGGGTGATATTCAGAATGCTTATCAAGGTTTTGCCAAACAGAATTACACCATGTTGGATAACTTGAAGTTAGGCTATGGTGGTACTAAGGAAGAAATGGAAAGACTTCTTAAAGATGCTACTAAGTTGACTGGTAAGAAGTACGATATTAGTAATCTTTCAGACGTTTATAATGCGATTCACGCAATTCAAGGCAAACTTGATATTACTGGTACAACTGCTAAAGAAGCTGCTACTACATTTAGTGGATCTTTTGATTCTATGAAAGCTGCAGCCCAAAATGTTCTTGGAAATATTGCGTTAGGACGTGATATTGAACCATCCTTAAAAGCATTGGCTCAAACTACATCTAACTTCTTATTCAATAACTTTATTCCAATGGTTGGTAATATTCTTAAAGCATTGCCTGGAGCATTGGTTACTTTTATTGATGCTGCGATTCCATTAGTCAAATCTGGAGTCAGTAACATGTTTAAAAGTGCATTCAGTGGCTCAATTGATTTTGCTAGTTATTTAAAACCTGCTTTAGCAGTATTGGGAGCTTTTACAGTACCTGCAGGCTTGAAATTACTTGGTGGTGTCTTTAGTAAATTAAGTTTTGTGGTTAAACCACTAGGTGGGATTTTTTCAGGGTTTGGTTCAGTACTAAAACCAATCACTGGAATCTTCAGTGGATTAGGTGGAATCGTTAAAACTGTTGCAAGTAGTTTTTCGTCATTTGCCACGGCTATTTTAAAAATTGGTGCTGGTATTGGTGCCGCTACATTAGGTATGTCTGCACTTGCTTTTGGTATCACTGCTTTAGCTAGTACTGGTACAGCAGGAATAACTGCAATGGCTACTTTTGGTGTAGTGATTGGTGGATTAGCAGCGGTGTTTGCATTATTGGCTCCAGCGCTAACTGCAGGTTCTTCAGGAATAACTGCATTCGGTACGGCTATTCTAGCAGCCGGGGTTGGTATTGGTGTTATGACTGCAGGAATTGCATTAATGGTTTCAAGTTTTGCACTTTTGAATATGTCGTTTGTACAACTAACCACCGTATCAACTCAATTAGTTCCATTGTTTGTTAGTTTGGGAGTCGGTTTTGCATCTATGATTACAAGCTTCTTAAGTACAATCGTTATGAATATGCCAACCATAATTCAATCATTTGTTACGTTAGGAACCGGTATTTTAAATGCAATTAATACTTTAATGCCACAATTGATTGCCACTGGTATGAATATGATCATGTCTTTACTTAATGGTATTAACGCCAATATTGGACAAATAATATCGGTGTCAGTTGATATCATAGTTAAATTCATTGGAGGATTGGCGCAAGGCTTACCTAAGATTCTTGCTAAAGGTGTCGAATTTATCGTTAATCTTTTTACTGGAATTGCTCAAAATCTACCAAAAATTATTACTGCAGCAGTGAATGTAGTTACCTCGTTCATTGGTGGAATTGCTAATAATTTAGGAAAGATTGTGGCATCAGCATTAAATTTGGTAACTAAGTTTGCTAATGCAATTATTAGTAATCAAGGTAGACTAGCAACCGCAGCCACTAAAATCATTCAAGCGTTTGTTACTTCGGTCGGTACTGCAATGGGAGTTATTCTTGGTTCAGGGACTAAGTTAATTGGTTGGTTTGTCAGTGGACTGTTACAAGGATTGAGCAAATCAAGAAGTGCTGGTAAAAGTAATGCTAACGCCGTAAAAGATGGAGCAAGAGCTGATTTAACTTCCAACGGTAGTGTAATCATGAGTAGTTTTTTAGGTGGATTACACAGCAAGTGGGGAGCTGTTAAATCATTTGTTGGAGGAATTGGTTCTTGGATCAAAGCCCATAAGGGACCAATCTCTTATGATAAAAAACTATTGATTCCAGCTGGTCAAGCCATCATGGGTGGTTTGAATAATGGATTGAGTGAAGCTTTTAAAGATGTTAAATCAAACGTTAATTCAATGGCTGGATTCATCAGCGATGAGATGGATGCATCTTCAGGATCATTTGGCTTCAATCCTGGTCAAATCAGCAAGGTTACTAGCGTTGATTTTAACCAGGCAAGTTCAGCAAGTGAAACTGAATCTACTATTGTTAGTCAATTAAATGAAATGATGTCACTTCTATCCAAAGACCCACAATATCAAGTAATGCTTGATAGCGGGGTTTTGGCTGGTCAATTAACTCCTAAAGTTGATAGTCAACTGGCTAATAATTGGCGCAAAAATGATAATCGGATTGGTAGGTGATTAGGTGAATGATAGATTTTTTACTTTTAATGGTCGAAGTTCCAAAGACTTCAATTTGTTGATTCAAAATGATTTTGAGATTGAAGCTGGGGATGCAGATGTGAGCTATACTTCAGTTCCTGGTCGGAATCTTGATATTGTGAATCCAAATAATAGGTATAAAAATGGAACCATTACTTATGAATGCTTTATAGATATTCGTTGGTTCAATGATTCATTCTATAAAGATTTATCAGAATTAAGACGTGATCTAGTAGCATGGTTGGCAGTTGAAGAAAACTTCAGCGGATATTCAAAGCTTCAGGATAATTTGGATGAGAATTATTACTATCTTGCCAGATTATCCAAAGCGCCAACGATGTCATTCATTAGTTCAAAATGTGCCAGTATCACTTTAGAATTCAATGTTGGACCAGTGAAATATCGGTTGGATTCAGATTTGTATCAAGAAATATCAAATAATAATCAACTTTATAATCCAGAACCTTTATCTTCTTATCCAATAATTAAGATAACTGGAACTGGTAGTTTAAATTTGAAAATCAATGGTATTTCATACAAGATTACGGAAATTCATGATTTGACCTATATTAATTGCGAAAAAAGACGTATTTATGATGATAAAAGTCTAAAAAATAACATTGGCGTGTTTCCGAATTATCAATACCCAATCTTAAAGCCTGGTGAAAATAACATCAGCTGGGATAATTCAAATGCTGATGTATCAATTAAATTTAACTGGAGGACATTCATATGATGAATTATCTTCAATATCCAGTATTATTTGAAAGTTCTGAATCAGACTTCACAACGCAAGGAATTGGCGTTTTAACCGATTGTTTGAATGTGGAAGTTACTAATGAATTTAACGAGTTACCAGAATTAAAGTTAGATTATTTGGCAACTGGTGATATTGCTAATGAGTTAGTTAAAGACTGTATTATTTTGGCTGATGTTGGAGAAGGCTATTTAAAACAACTGTTTAGAATTGATAGCGTTAAGAAGTCAATTGATAACAAGATTGAAGTAACGGCTAGTCATATCTTGAATGATTTGAGCTATAACACTTTAAAACAAAATATTAATGCTTCGGCAGTTACCCCGGTAGCTGCTTTTAATTTGCTCAAAAACAACTTGGAACAGCCTGAACTAAAACTAAAAATGATTTCATCAATTAATGGTACAACCAGTATTAGTTGGGATATGACCAAAATTGATAATGCTAAAAAAGCCTTGGGTGGTGCTGATGGTTCACTGCTTCAGATGTTCAAGGGTGAATACTTATTTGATAACTATACGGTGCATTATGAACGAACTATTGGGACTAAAACCGGGAAAGTTATCGAATATGGTAAAGATTTAGTCCAGGTTAACCAAGAAGAAAATATTGAAGAAACCTACTCAGCAATTAAACCATTTACTAAGGTTGGCTCTGGTGATGATGAAAAGATAGTCTATCTTCCTGAACGAATCATTAAAACGTCTAATGCTGCTAATTTTGAAAAGCTACGAATCTTAACCAAGGATTTTTCCCAAGATAAAATCGAAACCGTTGATCAATTACGTTCCAGAACTAATCGATATATTTCTGATAATAAAGTGGGCATCCCTAAAGTTACACTTCAATTTGAAATGGAAGATATCAAAGATGATTTAGGTTTCGTTGATGAACTGAAAATGGGTGATGAAGTCACTGTTTACTTTGCTAATCTCAATATTGATACAACCGCAAGAGTAATTAAGACCGTTTGGGATGGATTACTTCACAGATACAAAACTGTATCGATTGGAGATAAACCAACAACGACATCTGATTATCAATCTGAACAGAATAGCCAAATTAATAATGTTGATAAGAGCGTTGCCGAAGTATCTAAAGATGTTTCTGATTTGAAATCCAGCAATGAAGATGCACAACGGTTGATGGACGAATTGAAGAAAAATGTTAACGATACTAGGGCTAACATGTTGAGTTATATCAATGGTAGTGGTCGTGATGTAATGAGATTTCTTCCTGATAGAGAAAACCCAACGGATATTGTTGCCAGCGAATCGGGTGGTAACTATGGAATGCGTTGGAACTCTAAAGGTATCTATTATGATGGTAAAGGTACGGTAGCTATTGATAACCGTGGTAACGTCTATGCTGATAATTTTGTGGGTCAAAGTATCACTGGTGTTCAGATTCGTGGTGGAGAAATTAGTGGTGTAACCATTAGTGGTGATACAGACATATCAATGGGTACTGGATCGTATAGAACATCCATTACAAACTATGGTATTTCGACAAATAATATGACTGTTCATCAAGTTGATGGACTTAGAGCAGTGAATATAGAATCGGGATATTTAATGATTAACGGAGCAAAACTTACCGGTGATGGTTCTGGAAAACTGTACATGGGTGGACTAAGAATTTTAAATGAAAGTGACTTGAAATAATTATGGAGAATAAAGGAAATGCGAACGAAGTAATTAAAGATTTAGCTGGTAAATTAGCTAATGTACAGGTTGAAAATTCTATTTTGTTTATTGAAAACAATCATCTTAAATCCGAGATCGAAAAACTGAAAAAGGAGAAAAAGTAAGTGGCAAACATTTATATCAAGGTCAATGATATTGGAGCTGTCACAGATTATTTAAAATCTAATGATGGTTCAGAACATAGTTTCAAACTGTTTAATGATTTTAAGCCAGATGAAACCATTATCGAACAAGGATATACATATGTTCATTTGATTGATTTGGAATATCCATTATTTGAAAAGTTGCATGATTACTATACATATTTTGATGGTCAACTTCACAGACCTTACAACTTTGATAGAAAGATAATTGAAAATATATTGGACGGTGATTAAATGAGTTTACCTAAAATTATTCTAGATACAGACAAGACAGTGCCTATTTACGAATTACCTTTAAAGATTCGTCAAGGCGACACAGGCGACGAGCTACAAGTTACTTTAGGAAAGTCATTCGAAAAGTATATTGATTTATCCAAAGTTGACATTGAACTCATTGCCAAAACACCCGACCAACGACTGATTAAGCAAGCTGTGACTGATAAGTCAGGAAATACGTTCAAGGTTAAGTTTGTAGATGAAATGTATGCAAAGGCCGGCGTATTCAGAAACATGTATTTCAAAATCGGAGACGATTCCACATCAGATATTAAGTTAGTCGTGCTGCAAGGGATCGGATCAATAAAAGAAGCGGGCAGTTATATTGATGACTTTGAAACGTTGATCGAGGAAGCTGAATCTTACGTTTCAGCATTAAAAGACTTTGCCGATACTGGAAATGCGACGATTAATAATAAAGTCGCTGAGCTGACTGGCAAGATGACTGACTTCGTTAATCAAGCTCAAAAAGATTTGAATGCTGCTAAATCGGCGTGGAGTACATTCCAAAGTAGTTCACAGACAGCGGCAATTGACCAAAGAAACGGTTTCGATACAGAATTTAACAAGCTGATTTCTGATGATAAAACAACATTTAAAACTATTTCTGATGAATTTAATACAGCTGTTTCAAATGCTAAGTCTCAAAATACAGCCAACCAAACGGCTTTTGAAAGTGCCGAATCAAAACGTGAAAATGATTTTACTAACCAAAGTGCAGACTTTGAAAAACGATATGTTGCTCAAGGTTCAGATTTTGAAAGTCGATTCAAAAGTTATTTAGCAACATTACAAACCGATTATGATGACTTCAAGAAAATCCTAACTACTGATGTTGCTGATTTAAATACAGAATTGGACAAGATTGGTGCTGACACAAAAGCATTGCAAGCTAAAGCGGATAGTATTGCGGACAAATTGAAAGATGTTGACCTGTCTCAAATGCAGACCAATAAAACTAATATTGAAAAGTTGCGCACAGATTTAACGGCAACTGACGGCAAGTTTAAAAACTATAAAACGTCTGATGAGCTTTCTACGTTGCTTAAAACTTACGTCTTAGCTACTCAATTGAGTGATACACTTGCAAGTTTCTCAAAGTCTGATGATGTTAAAAATTGGATTGCAACATCTGCTAATCAAACAAAAGAGTATGCTGCTGAATCGATTAAAGCTATTATCGGTGCTGCTCCCGATACGCTAGACACGATTGCGGAACTAGCGGATGCCGTAACTAAAAATAAAGACGGTGTTCAAGCTATTAATGATGGAATCACGAAGAAAGCCGACAAGACGGACGTTACAGCATTACAGAATACTGTTCAAGCTATGATTACTTCAATCAGTCAAGCCGACTACGATGCGTTAGTTAGTGCTGGAACTGTTGATCCAAAAATTTTGTATGTGATTCCTGATGCTTAAGGAGGTATCTAAATGAATTTAAAAATTGGAGGTAGCAACGTGGGTAAAATTATGTACAACGGTCAAGAGTTTGGTGGCGCAACTAAATTAGAACCGGGTACGATTTTGTATAGATCTGATAAAATTGAAGCAGGTTTTAAAAACATACACTTACTAAGCACTACAAAGAATTGGAATAACCTTAATGGTATTAACATTATGATATATAATAGTGATTTTAGTCTTTTATATGAGAGTATCAATATTTCTGGTGATGATTTTAAAAACTTAGATATAGATAAAGAATATAATTCAAGTTATTTCTCCCTAAGTGTATCTAGGTCGATTGTCGATGGAGAGTATAGGCTAAATATTTCGATTCCTAATACTGTAAATTTCATAATTAAAGCTATTTAAACTTGGTATAGGAGATATAAAATCACAGCCTTATAGGCTTATTTTTTTTACGAAAAAACGGGGAGATGAAATATATATGTATGCACCATTACCAAACGTCGGCCCAATGAACTGGATTGACGCAATGGAACACTTAGACAAAAATCCGTTGCTATTCACACTAGCAGTTTTAATTTTTGCCGATGTGATTACAGGGATTTCAAAATCATTAGTAACATCTACAACCGATAGCAGTATCGGCAAAAAAGGATTCGCCATTCATATCACGATCATACTTTTAGTGTGGCTATTATATCCGTGGTCAATCGCTATTGGATATAAATGGGTAGGCGATGCGGTTCTCTGGTTGTGGATATTTATGTATGCCACATCTATCACCGAAAATGTGGGACAAATGGGGTTGCCACTACCACACTTTATCAAGGATAGGCTTAATAAATTAAGTGATTACGCTGAAAATGGCGAACCTGAGAAAGAAAATAAGGAGGATAAATAAATGAACATTGATAAGAGTTATTTAAGACAAGATACACCATTGGTGGGAGTTCCACCATTTGGGCAAGTCCATGCACATTCAACTGGAAACAATAAATCCATGGCTAAAGAAGATGCTGGATATATGTCGTGGAAAGACTTACATTCCGGTTTCTTTACTCATGTAGTAGGTAACGGAAAAATCTATCAAACTGCTGCTAATAATCGTGGTGCTTGGGACGTAGGCGGTGGCTGGAACTCGTGGGGATATGCTAGTGTTGAATTGATTGAATCACATAAAACCAAAACTGAATTTATGACGGATTATAAGATTTATGTCAATTTATTACGTGAATTAGCTGTTGAAGCTGGCGTACCGTTGACACTAGATACTTCGGAATACGGGGTAGTAACGCATCAATATTGCACTAACAACCAGCCAAATAATCAAAGTGATCATGTTGACCCTTATCCATATTTGGCTAAGTGGGGTATCAGTAAGGCACAATTTCAAGCCGATGTTAAGAACGGTATCAATACCGTAGAAAAACCAAAATCCACAGTTAATAATGTGGTTCAAGTGCTAGATAGTAAAGCGTTTAAGACGTTCACAACTTACGACGGTAACGGAAAGGCGAACGAAGGTTCTTGGATTACACCTAGCTCGAAATGGGTATCTAATTCAATTCAAGTAATTAATAGCAAGCCTTATTTCGTGATTGGAAGTAACATCTATCTACCACAATCATCTACGACTTTTAAAGACAAATTAGTTATTAATGGAGATCAAGCTGAATCTGTCGATGGTAAGGGCGCTGCCATTTCTGGCAGTAACAAGAAATTCAAAGCCGGTAGTGAATGGAAAACGGTCGATAAGCTAGTTAACATCCCTGGAATTGGTTGGTGCTACCAAGTGGCTACAAACGAATATATTCCAGCTAAATATCAACAAGGTTCTGGATTCAAAGGATAA